TTGATGTGTTCCATGAGAGGTAGAGCAGGTCAGGTTGTAGGTCAAGGGTTTAGTGGAAAGAAAACTCAACTTGGAGTTAAAATGTCCAAGACTGTTAAAAAGATTGGATCATTAAACTTGAAAACAATGGTTGAGTCAGATAAAGTAATATTCAAAGATTATGAAATTTTATCAGAACTGACTACATTCATATCTAAAAGTAATTCATTCGAGGCAGAGGAGGGATGTAATGATGACCTTGCTATGTGTTTGGTAATATATGCATGGTTAGTTGCACAGGACTACTTCAAAGAACTTACAGATCAAGATGTTCGTAAGAGATTATACGAGGAACAAAAGAATCAAATCGAACAAGATATGGCACCATTTGGTTTTATATCTGACGGTATTACTGATGAAACATCATTTGTTGATGATGAAGGAGATAGGTGGCACACTGATGAATATGGGGATAGGTCATACATGTGGGAGTACATGTAATAATGCATGTAAGGAAAGGCAATTTATAAATATTATTAGTTAAAAATTTGAAACCAGTTAGAGGGGAAAGACATGTCACTTAACTTAGTATCTCCTGGCACAAAGGTAAGAGAAGTTGATTTGACTATTGGCAGAGTAGATGCTATCAATGATCAGGTAGGTGCAATCGCTGGTCCTTTTGAAAAGGGACCCGTTGATGTACCAACACTTATTGAAACAGAACAGGATTTACTCGCTACATTTGGAGAACCAAAGGAAGATGATGCTCAGTACGAGTATTGGATGAGTGCATCGTCTTACCTATCTTACGGTGGTGTTTTAAGAGTTGTTAGATCAGATAACAGCAACTTAAATAACGCCAACGACAAAAGTGCCACGTTAAAGATAAAAAATTACGAAGATTACGTAAATACGTATTCAACAGCAACAAGTTTTAATTATGCTGCAAAGTATCCTGGCAGATGCTTAAACGATTTAAAAGTATGTGTAATTGATGCTTTTGCTGATCAGAGAATCACAGTTGGTACTGGAGCAACAGTAGGAACTGAATTAGTTGGTTTAGGTGTAACACAAGCAATTGATGGAAGACTAGAAGTTGGTTCAGGATCAACATCATCTGCATCAGGTTTCTTAAGAGGTGTTATCACAGCAGTTGATGTAGCAAACAAAACAATCGATGTTAAGATAACTGATAAAGTATCTTCAACAAATGTTTCTACTGCAGCAACATACAAGCAAGGAGGCACATCAGCATTTATTGCACCTGTTGTAACTACAGAAGCATCTTATTTCATCAGTACTGTAACTGGTGTAATTAACGAATCATTTGACGCATCAATTAGTGGTATTGCAACAGCAAACATTCAATTAGGTGATGTAGTTTCCAAATCTGCTGGAGCAAGTGTGGTTTCTACAGGAACTACAGTTATTGGAATTGGAGTTAGTACAGTTTCTGTTGATAAAGCAATCTCAGGAATTTCAACTGCTGGTGCAATGACAACATTTAAGTTTGCCAGAGCAGGAGCAACATCCACCACATATCCAATAAAAATTGTTACTACAGCAAGTGCAACAAACAGAACAGTTAATGTAGCAACACCTACTGATTGGTATGATCAGCAAACATTAGGACTTACAAACTCAACTGTATATTGGAAATCAATAGCAGAAAGACCTGCAACATCTGAGTTTACACAAGGAAGATCAGGTAGTAACGATGAAGTTCATGTCGTAGTTGTTGATGACACAGGAAGTGTTACTGGAGTTGCTGGTAACGTTGTTGAGAAACACTTATCACTTTCAAAAGCAAAAGACGGTAAGATTTCTCCATCAGAAGCAGTTTACTACAAAGATTATCTTTCAAAAGTTTCCAGTAACGTTTATGCTGGTGCATTTGATTCAGGAACAGCAACAGGACTAACTGCAACAGCAGGTAGTACAAACTGGACATTATCTGGAACAGGTAACGTTGGTTCTAATGCACAGGGAGTTATCTTTGCTGGTATCGGAGTTAGCACATACACATTAGCAGGTGGTGAGAACTACTCTGGTTCTGGTGGATATGGTGCAACACTCGGAGATGTGATTAGTGCATACGACACCTTTGCTAATCAGGCAGAATATTCAATCAACTTCTTGATTCAGGGACCATCATCTGGAACTTCAAATGCAGAAGCACAAGCAAAAGCAAGAAAACTTATAGATCTTGCAAATACAAGAAAAGATTGTATTGCTTGTATATCTCCTTGGAGAACAGGTGTTGTGAACGTAAGTAGTTCAGATACACAAACAGAAAATATAATTGACTTCTTTGATCCACTACCTTCTTCATCTTATGCAGTATTTGATAGTGGTTATAAGTATATGTTTGATAGATTTAACAATGAGTTCAGATATATCCCATTAAATGGTGATATGGCTGGATTGATGGCAAGAACATCTATCAACCAATTCTCTTGGTTCTCACCTGCTGGTGCATCAAGAGGAGCAATCAACGGTGCGGTTAAACTCGCATTCAACCCATCACAAGCACAAAGAGACTTACTCTATCCTAAGAGAATCAACCCAGTTGTATTCCAACCAGGTTCAGGTATCATCTTATTTGGTGACAAAACTGGTCTTGGAGTAGCATCAGCATTTGATAGAATAAATGTTCGTCGTTTATTCTTGACAGTTGAATCTACAATTGAAAGAGCAGCGAGAGCACAACTCTTTGAATTTAATGATGTAATTACAAGATCCAATTTCTTGAACATTGTTGAACCTTTCCTTCGTGATATAAAAGCGAAGAGAGGTATCACAGATTTCGTAGTTGTTTGCGATGAATCAAACAACACACCTGATATTATCGACTCTAATCAATTTAGAGCAGATATCTTTATCAAACCAGTCAGATCAATCAACTTTATCGGACTTACATTTGTTGCTACACGCACAGGAGTAAGTTTTGAAGAAGTCGTTGGAAACGTTTAATTTTAAATAGAGGAAAAAGTTAATGGCAAACCTAAACATTCCTGCAACTAAAGATCGTACCCTTGACGCATTCAAGGGTAGAATGGTTGGTGGTGGTGCTCGTCCTAATTTATTTGAGTGCGAGATGTATTTCCCAGATGATGCAGTTCCAACCACAACTAGTAAGGATGACCTTTCAGATAAGGTAAGATTTTTAGTAAAAGCAGCACAACTACCTGCATCAACACTTACTAACATCGAAGTTCCATTTAGAGGAAGGCAGTTAAAAATTGCTGGTACTAGGACATATGCTCCTTGGACTATCACTGTTATTAATGATATTGACTTCAATATCAGAACTGCATTTGAAAGATGGAGTAACTTAATTAACAAGCATGAAGATAATGCTGGTATAGTTAATCCTGCGGACTATCAACAACCAATGATTGTTCGTCAGTTAGGAAGATCTTCATTATCAGGACCTGTTCCTGTTAGTGGTTCAAATGTTCCAGTTCTTAAGATGTATCAATTTATTGGTGCATACCCAACAACAGTAAGTGAAATTGCTTTGGATTATTCAAGTAATGACGCAATTGAAGAGTTTACAGTAGAGATGCAGTATCAGTGGTACGATACAATGGATCCTCTTGCTCAAACTCAGGTTGGTACAGGTGTATAAATAGTAGAGATAATATTTTCAAAACTTTATATTAATGGCAACTTCTAACAGTAAGTTATTTGGATTTAAGTTACCAGCGGTTTCTAAAGACGACAAGTCAAAGTCTGTCGTCTCTCCAATTCCGTCTAACGAAGAAGACAAATCGGATTTTTATATTTCCAGTGGTTTCTACGGTCAATACGTAGATATTGAAGGTGTATACAAAAACGAACAAGACCTGGTTCGTAGATACAGAGAAATGTGTTTACATCCAGAGTGTGATAGTGCGATTGAAGATGTCGTGAATGAAGCGATTGTATCGGATTTAGATGATTCTCCTGTAGAGGTTGAGTTATCTAATTTAGATGCATCAGATAAATTAAAAGAAATAATTAGAACAGAATTTAAACATATTAAAAAACTTTTAGGATTTGATAGAAAGTGTCATGAGATTTTTAGAACTTGGTATATTGATGGAAGAGTATATTACCATAAAGTAATTGACTTAAAGAAACCAGAAGAAGGAATTCAAGAAGTAAGATATATCGACCCGTTAAAGATTAGATTGATTAGAAAACAGGAACAACTTGGTCCTAATTATCAGTCACCAATATTTACAGATAAAGAGAGTGATTTAAAAGCATACGAAACTCCAAAGATAGAGGAGTATTACTTGTTTGATCCTGGTGCTGCATCAAAATCAGCAGGTTATATGCCAGTTAAAGGTAATAATAAAACAATTAAAATTGCAAAAGATGCAATTACATATGTTACTTCAGGACTTGTAGATAGAAATAAGCAAACAGTATTATCATACTTACATAAAGCAATCAAAGCACTCAATCAATTAAGAATGATTGAAGATAGTCTTGTTATCTACAGATTATCAAGAGCACCAGAACGTAGAATATTCTATATTGATGTTGGTAATCTTCCTAAGATAAAGGCAGAGCAGTATCTTCGTGACGTAATGAATCGTTATCGTAATAAACTAGTATACAACGCTGATACTGGTGAGATTCGTGATGACCGTAAGTATATGGCAATGCTTGAAGATTTCTGGTTACCAAGAAGAGAAGGTGGAAGAGGAACTGAGATTACTACATTACCTGGTGGTCAGAACCTTGGAGAACTTTCTGATATTGAATACTTCCAATCAAAATTATATAAGTCATTAAATGTCCCATCAAGTAGACTAGACAGTCAAGGTGGATTTAACTTAGGTCGTTCATCAGAGATACTTAGAGACGAACTTAAATTTACTAAGTTTGTAGGTAGATTACGTAAGAGATTCTCACAAGTCTTTATGGATATGCTTAAGACTCAGTTGATTCTTAAGAATATTATCACTGTTGATGATTGGGAAGAATTAAGCGATCATATTCAATTTGATTTCTTATATGATAATCATTTCTCAGATCTAAAAGCAAATGAATTACTTCAAGAACAATTAGGTGTGGTTGCTTCAATGGAACCATATATGGGTAAGTATTTCTCTGCACATTATGTTAGAACTAAAGTCTTGAAACAGACTGAAGATGACATCAAAGATTTAGATAGAGAGATGGAGGAAGAAATAGAAGCAGGTATTATTCCTGATCCGAATATGCCATTAGATCCAAGTAGTGGTATGCCAGTTGATCAAATTGCAGATCCAACTCAGAATCCAAATTCAGATATGAGTATGGGTAAACCTGTGAATGAACCAGATTTAGATTCCAGCACTAACAAAGCAACAGATCTAGGTAGTTCTAAAGCTACCGAGATAAAGATGCCAAAGGGTGGAGAGATATAAATAAGTTATAGTTATTTTGTGACACAATGGATGATTTAATTGATTTGATGATTGACAACGAGTCACCGTCAGATATTAGCGATAGAATAAAGGATATGCTATACGCTAAATCAGCAGAAAAAGTAGAGGGAGAAAGACCCAATATATCTGCTGGTTTGTTTGGTGATGAAGCAGATGATGTAGAACCACAAGAGGAAGAAGAAACCGATGGCAATTAGAAGTTTGATATTAGGATCAGAAGCTGCTTGTGGCACAAATGCTGCTGGTGCTTCTACATTTGGAACTGCGACAGTAGTTAGACTTGTCAATACAGGAACCACTGTAAGGTTGGTATCTGTTATCGATTCAGTTGGTGGATCAACAACAATCGGTACATTTAGTCTTCCAGGTGGAGCAGTCGAACATGTCGAAAAGCAATCTGCATACGCAATATTTGCAGCAAATGCTGAAGTCAAAGGTTGTAAAGTAGGTTATTCAGGTTAAAAAAATGAAATTAATCACAGAAGAAGTATCAAGCGTAAAATTTGTCACCGAAGGAAGAGGTGCATCTAAAAAGATGTATATCGAAGGTGTGTTTTTGCAAGGAGGCATCAAAAACCGTAATGGAAGAATGTATCCTGTAGATACTCTATCTCGTGAAGTAGGACGTTATAACGAATCATTCATTAATAAAGGTCGTGCACTTGGTGAACTGGGACATCCAGATGGACCAACTGTAAACCTTGATCGTGTTTCACATAAAATTACATCTCTTGTAAGAGAGGGAAATAATTTTAGAGGAAAGGCACAACTGCTTTCAACACCAATGGGTAAGATTGCATCATCTTTAATAGGTGAGGGTGTGACACTTGGAGTGTCATCTCGTGGTATTGGTTCATTAAAAATGAATAATGAAGGTCATAATGTTGTAGGTGAAGACTTTCAATTAGCAACTGCTGCAGATATTGTAGCAGATCCATCTGCACCCGACGCATTTGTGTCTGGAATCATGGAAGGAAAAGAGTGGGTTTGGGATGGAGGTATACTCCGTGAACAACTAGCGTCCCACACAAAAAAGAGAATAAACACTCTAGTTGACCAAAAAAGACTTGAAGAGCAGAAGTTAAGTCTGTTTAATGATTTTTTATCAAATCTTTAAATTATAAATAAATATAGTCAAATTACTAAAGGTAATCGGAGAGATCAAATGTCCCGTGGAAAAAATTTACAAGAAATGGAAGTAGGCACAACTCAATCCAAGACCGCTGTAAACGCTAATGCAAAACCTGCAGAAGCGATGCCTAAGTTACAAACAGGTGGAACACCTGCAACTTATGAAGATCTTGGAGGACCTACCCCAGAAAATTACAAAGTCGATGACGACTCTGCCAAGTTCAAAGAACCTGGTGCAAGTCTATCACAAGTAAAAGACGTTATCACCAAAAATGCAAAGTCAGGTGTTAAACCTGGTGATGTACAACCTGGTGCAAAACTTACAAACGTCCCAGAGGAAGTCGAAGCAGACGAATCTGAAGAGAAAGAGGTAGTTGCCGAACAAGAAGTTTCTACTGAAGAGACAGTTGAAGAAGAAACAGTTGCTGAAGAAGAAGCACCTTCAAAACTTCGTGAGAAGATGAAGGAAGCAATTGAAGCATCCGATTCCGAAGAAGTAGTTGCTGAGTCCCAAGAGGAGGAAGCAGAAGAATTAGATGTCAATGATGACATCAACGCTCTTGTAGCTGGTGAAGATTTATCAGAAGAGTTCCAAGAAAAAGCAAAAACAATCTTTGAAGCAGCAATTAATTCTAAAGTTGCTAAGATTGAAGAAGCATTGGAAGCTGATCATGTTAAAGCACTCACCGAAGAAGTTACAGAGTTTAAGAATGAACTTACTGAAAGAGTTGATTCTTATCTAGAGTATGTTGCATCTGAATGGATGCAAGAAAATCAACTCGCAGTTGATCAAGGACTAAAAGGAGAATTATCCGAGTCCTTTATGACAGGTCTGAAAGGACTTTTTGAAGAACATTATGTATCCGTACCTGAAGATAAATACGATGTACTTGAGAGCATGGTAAATAAACTTGATGAAATGGAAGAAAAACTCAATGAGCAAATAGACAAGAATGTCAATTTGAACAAGAGATTAGCAGAATCTACATCTGATGGAATTTTAAGTGATGTTTCTGAAGGACTTGCAGTCACTCAGAAAGAAAAACTTGCTTCTCTTGCTGAAAGTGTTGAGTTTGAAACTGAAAACGATTACCGTGAGAAACTAGTTACTTTGAGAAATTCTTATTTCCCAACAAAACAAGTAGTTAGCAATCAAAGTGACAGCTCTGATTTTATTACTGAAGAAAATGGACAAGAAGTTCAGGCAACTGGGCACATGGCCAATTATCTAAGTACTCTTCAGAGAGTTGCTAAGAAGTAATTTCTACATTATAACAAACAACACTTTTACTAAAGAGGTAAATTCAAATGCAAATGTTCAATGGTGAACAACTGCAGGAGAAGTGGGCCCCATTATTAGATGCAGATAGTGCAGAACCAATTAAGGATCAGCACCGCAGAATGGTAACCGCAGTTCTTCTGGAGAACCAAGAAAAATTTTTAAACGAGGAAAGAAATTTCCTTACAGAAGCACCAACTAACTTAGGAAACGCAGCTGGTGGTTCAGGTGGATTCGGTGGCGGAGCAACCGCTGGCGGTCCAGTTGCTGGTTTCGACCCAGTATTAATCAGTCTAATCAGACGTTCAATGCCTAACTTGGTCGCTTATGACCTTGCTGGTGTTCAACCAATGAACGGACCAACAGGTCTTATCTTTGCGATGAGATCACGTAGAGATTCTCAGTCAGGCGACGAGACATTCTTCGACGAAGTAAATACTTCATTCTCTGCACAGGATGATGGTAACAACACTACTCAGGGCGGTTACACTGCAAATGCAAGTGACGGTTCATCAGTTGGTTTTGGTACTACTACACCTGGTGCCAAGCATGGATCTAACCCAGGACTTCTTAACCCATCATCAGACTCTACTCAAGACGACTACGCAGTTGGTCAGGGTATGGCAACTGGTGACTCTGAAGCACTTGGCGACGGTTCTGGCAACCAGTTCAACGAGATGGCATTCTCAATCGAGAAAGTTACAGTTACTGCGAAGTCCAGAGCACTAAAGGCAGAGTACAGTTTAGAACTTGCTCAAGACCTTAAGGCAATCCACGGATTGAACGCTGAGGCTGAGTTAGCAAATATCCTCTCAACAGAGATACTTGCTGAAATCAACAGAGAAGTTATCAGAACAATCTACAAGGTTGCTGAAACAGGTGCTATTGCTAACACAGCAACAGACGGTGCCTTCGACTTAGACGTTGACAGTAACGGTAGGTGGTCAGTTGAGAAATTCAAGGGACTACTCTTCCAGATTGAAAGAGATGCTAACGCAATCGCACAAAGAACTCGTCGTGGAAAGGGTAACATGATCCTTTGCTCTGCTGACGTTGCTTCTGCATTGACAATGGCTGGTGTACTTGATTACACTCCTGCTCTTAACGCTAACCTAAACGTAGACGACACAGGTAATACATTTGCTGGTGTTCTACAAGGTAAGTACAGAGTATACATTGACCCATATTCAGCAAACGTATCTGATACTCAGTACTACGTTGTTGGATACAAAGGTTCTTCACCTTATGACGCTGGACTGTTCTACTGCCCATATGTTCCACTACAGATGGTTCGTGCAGTTGGAGAGAACACCTTCCAACCAAAAATTGGATTTAAGACCCGCTACGGTATGGTCGCAAACCCATTTGCTGAAGGTCTTACTCAGGGTCTTGGTAGAATTAAGGCGAATGCTAACCGCTACTACAGACGTGTTAAAGTTCTTAACCTTATGTAAGAAGAAAGGATATAATTCCTTTTGTATCAACGGAGACCCTACGGGGTCTCTTTTTTTTGTCAACGTTTCCTAACAATAAATATGTTACAGGAGGTAAAGGCAAATGTTACGTTTAAATTGGGAACCACCAGAAATCCCAGAATTTGATCCAGATATTCATAATCCAGAGAGGGTGTTTGCCTTTCTGTGTTATCGTGGAATACATTATGCAAAGTGGGTATATCTTGATGTATTCAATGTTGGGAGTTGGAATCTCAAAAATCCAAGAAAGGGGGAGTAATCCTCCTTTTTTTTGTCTAAATACTTAAAAAGTTACACTAATGAAATCATTTAACAACTTCATTGAAGAAGGCAAGAAATGCCCAGATGGTGAATACTATTGCAATGATTCTAAAAAATGTAAAAAAATTCCTGGTGGATATCGTGTAGGTTACGGTGGATACTTACGTAAAGATAATGACAACGATAGTGGTGAATCCAATGGTAATGGTGGTAATGGTGGCGGAAATGGTGGAGGAAACGGTGGTGGTAATGGAGGTGGAGGAGAATGAAATCCTTCAAAGATTTTAATGAATCTGTAGATTTAAAACGTTACGTTCAAAGACCTGGCAAATACAGTGACATAGTAATTAAAAAAGATCTATCAAAAGATCCTAAAGAATTGAAAAAATCTGCTAAATCAGCAGAGCATACTGGTACTATGTTAAGTAAAGGAAGACTTTTTAACGCAAGTGGAAAGCAAATGAAAACTATAACAGATGATCCGAAGGATTAATTATGACTGAACAAACTGACAATTGGAAGGTAACTCAACTGTCAAATAGGAACTTCTTGTCTCCTATTGGATTTAAGTT